TTGTAGACGGCCATCTCGTGCAGGCATTGGACCAAAACGTCCATCGGCACGTTGTCGCTGCCCGGCGCGCCGAACTCCTTCAGCCGGCCAATCCCGAAAAACTTGACCTCGTGCAGCATGTTGGTCGTCATGTTGCGGGCGTCGAAATGGCTGCCCATCGGGAAGCCGGCGACATCGGTCGTCAATTCAAGCTCGTGGAGCCGCCGCACGTCGTCGCCGGTGTCCTCAATGTGGAGTTGCACCACGCCGGGTTCGCAGACCTTGCCGAGCCGGACAGGCAGCACGTCGCTGATGTCCTCGGGTTCCTTGCCGAGCACCTTCTTGGCCCAAAGCATGGTCTGGGTCTGTTTTTCGGACACGCCGCAGGCCGCGCTGGCCTCGGTGCTCCACAGCCGGCCGCGCCGGGCTTCGTTCTCGATTTCCATTTCAATCCCTTTCAAGTGTAGGGCCGGGCATTCCACCCGGATGGCGCTTGCGATGCGCTTGGCAGCTTGCCAGCGCCCCGGATCAGGTCGGAGGCGTCGAGGTGCTCACCGGGTGGTGCTCAAAACGGGCCGTCGTCGGCCTCGATGGTCGCGGTCTTGTCCTCGATGGCGAGGATCGAGTTCAGCTTCTCCTGAAGTTCGGTCAGCTTCTTGGTGGACTCGGCGCGGACCTTGGTGATTTCGGCCTGGATCGCCTCGACCAAAACCGGCGTCCAATCCAACTCGACCGGCACATCTGCCGATAGCGTGAAATCCGGAACGACCTCGACGGCCGGCCAGCGGTCGCTGGCTTCGGGCTTGTTGGCGTAAAAACAGAGGTCAGCGTCCTCGTCCTTTTGCCAGGACCATTTGCGCAGGTAAAGCGCGCCCTTGACTTCAATGTGGCGGGTTTCGGTTTTCATGTCGTGTCCTTGTGGTAGGTGTTCAATTATGCTACTCTTGGTCAAGCATATGGTCAAGCATTATTTACTCAAAAGGTGCCTCAATTGCCAGAATCTGAAAAATCCCGTGCCCGACGGTTAAGGGGCATCGCCTCCCAGGGTGGCAGGATCGGCGGTCCGGCGCGCGCTGCCGTTCTGAGCCCCGACAGGCGCGCCGAGATCGCCAGGTTTGCCGCACAGGTCAGGTGGGGCATTGCGCCGGCGTGCTGCAACGTCACGGCGTCGCTGGCGGTCTAGGGCTTCCCTGACGCCTTTGGAGGTATTGCCGCCCCCGAGTCGCACGGCGGTCCAGAATTGGCCCGTGGTCAACCTGACCGCTATCAATGTGTTCCTGCCTGCTTTCATTTCTCCCTCAATGCGATAAGGTCGTCAATCGTTCGGACAATCGCGCGCTGGCCGCGCCAGGCGGTCCACTTTTCGCGCTGCGTCCGGGTTTCCTTGCCTTTCGCGGTCTTTATCTCAATGCCGATGTTGACGCCAGCACGGCCTAGAACAGCGTCAAATGGGCCGGGCAATGCATGGCAGTCCCAGACATCGAAACCAAGCGCCAGGGCCGCCCTGAGTAGTTCTGCGTGATTGGCATCGGTGCGGCGTGCGCGTGGGGGCATGGTCAAAGCTTGGATACAAAGTAGTGAAACTTGCCGACGGTGCGCCCGAATTCGCGCGTGCGTGAATCAGCCTTCCAGCCGTTGATTTCGGCCTCGATAGCATCGGCATCCATTTCGTCGTTATCGTCAATTTCCTGTGATGCGGCCTCCATCGCTTCGGACTGGATGTAATCGAGCGCATCGCTTGCCGACAGGAACACGGCCGGCGGATTGTCGGGCATGTGTCCGGGCATGTTCCAGCCGGCGGAATACAGGTCAATATCGCCGATCATGTTATCGGCAATCTCGCGCCAGTCCACCATGCCAAGGGCGTGCTGTAGCAGGTCTTGAAAGACGCCCGACAATTCGGGCATGAATTCGTCATGCTCGGCTTCCAGGCGCTTGGACAGGTCATAGGCCGCGCTTGAGCGAACGTCCGATTCATCGGCATCAATGGCTGCCTCAATGCATTCCTGGGCCTGTTCCTGCCAATGGCATTGCGTTCCTTCGTCGTTATCCATCCAGAGCTTGGCATTCCAAGTCTCGTAATTGGACCATCCGTTGTACGTGGTATCGCTCATGGTCTATCTCCTATGCTTTAGGTAAATCGCGCACTCAAGCGCGAGGGTGATTGCGAGGATTGAAAGCATTTCAGGCCGCCAATTCAAGGTATGACGGCAGGTAATCGTCGCGCGCACCTTCATCCAAAAGGCAAGCGTTCCACGTTTCGGCTACGTCATTGATCTCGCCGCCCTGGCTCAGATAGTGCGCCGTGAAGGTTTCGAGCGCATCGCTTTCCTGGCACTGCATTCCGTCTATAAAGAATTTCATGATTCTGTCCTTTCGTGAGTGTGTGCTACAAAAACGATGTTATACAAGTTAGACGGCACGGTCAAGCATTTAGTTGCAATAAATCATGCGCTAATGCAGTTTTTACAAAGCTTACATTGGCGTAAGAGATGTAAAAACTGCGGTCTTATGTACGATTGGCGACAGACGGGCTTGACATTTGCGAAAGAATCTGGATAATTCGCCGTGTTGCTTGATCTTGGCGGATCAGGAAAGCGCGACAAGCCTTTGTGCAGTCTAGAGAGCTCACGCTCGCGCGTCTTTCCCGCGTCCGCCAGCTAGACTCCACAAGGGTTTTTTTTTGACCATTGCACTTACACCGGCGGAGCAGTCGAAACTTGAGGCGAAGCGCAAGCTCGCTCAGGCCAAGCATGACTTTGCCGAACAACTACGCGCGCAGGCCCGGTCGCGTGGCAAATCAGGAAAGCAAGCGCGCCAAGGTCTTTGGATCATTGGCGAGCATGACGAGCAGTTGCAGCGCAGGCGTTGACTTCGGTCAGGCGCCTGCATCCGGGCGCCCGATACGGGATAAACCTCGGGGCGGAAAGCCTGGCCTATGGACGGCCTTAACCTGAGCATAATTCTGACCGAACGAGCGTGCAGCCGGTTTTTTCCCGGTATGCAAAAACTCGTCTGCACTCTGTCCGATGCGCTAAACGGTTTTCGCCGTGCATGTCGCATGCCGCTGCGCTCCTGCCAATCACTTCGCACGTCAAAACCGATTGAGAAAATCTGAACGGCCAAAGCAGCGCAGGGTTTGCAGACTTTTTCCTGCAAGCCAGTGGCGCGGCATGTGCGAGGTTGTTCGGCCCCTGAGGTGGAAGACCCGCGCCGGTAGGCGTGACGATGCGGTAGCATCGGCAGTCTTCAAGCCCTCAGGGTCGTAGAGAATGATGCATGATCCCGATCCATACCATAGAGAAACTTCTATACGGCAGATAAAGCGTTGCTTGCCACTGCATATCCCGTGCCACATTTCATGCTTTCTGTCTGTTTTTGAGGGTGTTTCGGTCGTTGTGGTTCACAATGTGGACCGATGGGCGCGTTTCGAAGACCGCGAGCGACCGAAACTGTTGTTTATCTGCTAGGGCCGGGCGATTGGGCCGGGGTTCGGTCGTTGCGGACGGCCGGATTGAGTTTGACGGGGCGGTGTGGCATGATTGGGTCAGAGGGGGCGCGCGGGCGGGGGACGTCACCTCCGCCGCCGTAGAAAATTTTCCATTTTCTGTTAGGATTGGAGGGTCGGCTTCCCCTCGCCGATGATGTCTCCTTGAAGTGTTTAAGCCTGGCCGCGCGCTGGGCTTTTTTTTTGGTTGAGGGATATTTATCCCGTGCAGTTGACGTTCGAAGTGATTGGCAGAGGGGCACCCGATCGGACGTGTTCCAAAACCTCTTGACAGTCTGTATGGTCAAGCATTAACCTCGGTGCATGACCTCTGACGACGACCGCCGCCTCTGCACCGACTGCGCGGGCTTCAAGCTCGGGAACTGCCTGGGCAAAGGCGGGGTGTGGGCGACTCGTGAGGGTGCGCGGGGCTGCTACATTCCGCACGAGGTCAGGGTGCTGCCGATCCGGTGCGCGGGGTTCGTGCAGAAAAAAAAGGAGGTGGCTTGTGCCGACCAAAACCACGTTTAGCGATGACACGCGGCGCCTCGTGCAGTGCATCAAGGAGCACGGGCCTTGCAGCGCGGAGCATGCGATGTGGCTGACCGGGCGCAGGGTGTCGGCGGTCGGGCGGAAGCTGTGCGCCTGGGCGCGGCACTACCGGGACATCGAGGCGGTGGGAAAGAGCGGACTGTGGCGCGAGAAGATGACGGCGCGCGATGTGAGGAACAAGCTGCACTCGGCGCCGCTGTCGGGGTATGACCTGTACGCTGGAGCGACGCGGCCCGGCGCGCTGGACTTCAAGGCGATTCCGTCGAGGTTCTCTTGATTATGGAGGCCGCGTGACCTCATCCAACAAGACCCTCGTGACGATCTACAACCGCGGCGAGCGGCCGGTCATGGTCGGGGCGCGCTACGCCCTCTCGCAAGGCGCCGCAAAGCCGCAGTCGGCCGCCGACATCAGGCTCGCGCCGGAGCAGGCTGACTCGTTTTTTCTGGGGCCAGAGCAAGACCTCTTGATTTCGGAGATACAACCAACGTGAAACCGCACACCTACAACTTCAACCTCAAGCCCATCGCGGGCGAGGTGCTGGCGATCTACGGCATGGCTATGTACCAGCATAACGCCGCGCATTGGGTCTGTGACTGGCGCATGGACCCCAAACTCCAGTGGCGCTACCACGAGCCGAAGAAGTGAAATTCAACGAAACCGAGTTCCGCCGCTTCCTCTGCTCGCTCAAGATCGAGACAAAAGAGAAGGGCATCATCAACCTCGGCCATAACCTGATGGGCACGCAGGACTACCTGATCCGCGAGATCGCGTCCGGCCTCAACGACGGCATCCACTTCTTCATTGTTCTCAAAGGAAGGCAAGAGGGCATCACCACCGTGACGCTCGCCTTCGATATGTACTGGCACTTCAAGTATCCCGGCACGTCCGGCACGCTGATCATCGACAGCGAAGAAAACCGCGAGATGTTCCGCACGACGCTTTCGATGTACATGGACAGCCTTCCGAACCAGTGGAAGGCGCCCGTGCGCGTCCACAACCGCAGCCAGTTGGTGCTGGCGAACCGCAGCCGCATCGCCTATCAAGTCGCCGGCCAGAAGAAGAAGGAAAAGCGCAGTGTCGGCGTCGGCAAGGCCATCATGTACGGCCACTTCACTGAATGCAGCAACTGGGGCGACGAGGGCGCGCTGGTGGACATCCAGGCGTCGTTGGCCGAGCATAACCCCCGGCGGCTCTACATCTGGGAGTCCACGGCGCGCGGGTATGGTGATCAATGGCACGAGATGTACGAGACTGCCGAGCGCGCCCGTACCCAGAAGGCGCTGTTCGTCGGCTGGTGGCTGAATCACTTCTACCGCAAGGAAAAGGACAGCATGGAGTACACCGTCTATTGGGACGGCGAACTGACCAAAGACGAGAAGAAGTGGACCGCCGAGGTAAAGAAACTTTACGACTTCGACATCCAGCCCGAGCAGATCGCGTGGTGGCGCTACATGAACGCCGAGAAGGTTCTCGACTACAACAAACTCCTCGAAAATTACCCGCCGACCGCCGACTACGCCTTCCAGATGTCGGGCAGCAGGTTTTTCACCGTGGACAAACTCAACGACCGCATGGCCATCGCCAGGGTGACGCCGTTCGAGTGCTACCGCATGGTGTTCGGCATGAGCCTCGCCGAAACGCAACTGGTGGACGCCACCGAGGAAACCGCCGACCTCAAGATCTGGGAACAGCCCAAGGCCGGCGCGCACTACGTCATGGGCGCCGATCCGGCGTATGGTTCGTCCGAGTGGAAGGACCAGTTCTGTATCCAGATCTTCCGCTGCTACGCCGACGGCATGGAACAGGTCGCCGAATACTGCACGACCGACTGCACCACCGGGACGTTCGCGTGGGCCATGCTGTCCCTCGCCGGCGGCTACAACACGGGGGTCGATCCGGCCACCGGCCAGGGTCCGGTCAACATCATGCTGAACCTCGAAATCAACGGCCCCGGCATGGCTGTCTGGGCGGAAATCCAGAACATGCGGCGCTCCGTGGGCACGGAGTCCGGCGTCGAACCGCGCCTCGCGGCGGTCTGCCTCAACATCCAGAACTACCTGTACCACCGCCCCGACTCAACCGGCGGCGGGTTTGCATACCACTTCAAGACCGACACCAATACCAAGGAGCGCATGCTGTCGCACTTCAAGGACGGCTTCGAGCTCGGCCAGATCCTCTGCTACAGCGAAGACCTGATGCACGAGATGAAAAAGGTCCAGCGCGAGGACGGCGCGATCGAGGCTCCCGGGCGCGGCAAGGACGACCGCGTGATCGCGGCGGGCCTCTGCACGATCGCCTGGAAGGACTTCTTCCAGCTTCGGCTGGCGGCGACGGGGGTTACGCGCAAGAAGAAAGACGCCAAGCCCGCCACCGGGCCCACCGCTCCGCTCGGCCGGCGGGTCGATCAGTGGCTGCACGAGTACATCGGGATGCCGCGGAAGGAGGCCGCATGATGGACGCGGCGGTCTACACCGACACCGAACTCCGCGCCTGGCTGCGCCGCCACATCAAGCGCGGCGTCGGGCAGCACATGGGCCCCCACAAAGCCGCCGCGCACGAATTCCCGACAATGGCGTTCTGCCGGATGATCAGGTGGGATCAGCGCGACCTCAACCAGTGGCTCAACGAGTCCACCCGGTTGAAGCGCACGATGCCGCCCGAGGTCCGCCGCCGCATGGTGCAGTTCATCGGGCTGTGGGATGCCGGGCTGCTCGACGTGGAATTCGGTGGCAAATACGGCATGAAGAAAGAGATTGTGCGGCGCAGTGAGGCCAAGCGGATGCCGCTGGTGATGAAGGTTTCCGTGTCAGTAGGCACTCACTTCCCAAAGTTGGCGTTTGTGCCGAAGCGGCCCGCGCCGCTCGCGCAGCCGGGACTCCGCAAGACCGGCAATGTGCTTGACCGTCTGAGGGCGTCGTGATAGTGTCCGCGCTACTATTTGTGTGTGAGCGCGCACTTCATGTCCGTGACGAAGGAATTTTGGTGCCCTGCGCATAGCGATTTCGATGCCAAGGAGCCAGTCTGCCCGCACGGCTGCACCGTAGGCATCGAGCGCCACTTCCGCACCGCCCCCGGCATCGGCCTGGGCGTCGCCGGCCGCACCGACAAGCTGCTCGAAGGCATTGCCAAGCAGCACGGCCTCTCGGACATGAACAACAGAAATGGCCGTCCGGCCCGCGTGCTGTCGAACAACCAGCAGGCCCAAGTCGCCTTGCAAGAGCAGATGCAGCGCCGCTTCGGCCGCACCAGCGCCGGATGGGGCGCGCTCCCCGATGCCGAGCAAGGCGGCGCACCGGCCGCCATACAGAGCATGGGCGCTTCGGGGAGCGTGGACATCCACGAAACCCTCGCCGACGTGCCGAAACCGGCCGTCCACAAGATCGTGGACAAGCGCGACCCGTCCGGCGCCGCCGCGCTGGCACAGGTACAGAGGGCCGCAGCGTGATACCCGGAAACGACAGCGTTCCAGTGCGTGGCGGGGAAATCCTCAACATGCTCAACCAGACCCCGCAGGATGCTTTCCTCGGCGCGGAGATCGGCGTGTTCAAGGCGCATCTGTCCGCGTTCTTGCTTGAGTCAAAACCGGAACTGTCCCTGATCCTCGTCGATCCTTGGGAGCCTGTCGCGGACAATACCCCCTACTTCCTGACCGGCGACCCGCACGCGACCAGCAGCAGGGACGAGCACAACACCATCTATGCCGACGCCGTTGAAAACGTGAAAAAGTTTGGCGATCGCGTCAAAATCATCCACAAGACAAGCGTGGACGCGGCTCTAGATGTCGCCAACGAAACCCTCGACTTCGTGTTCCTCGACGGCGACCACTCTTACGAGGGCGTCATGGCCGACCTTGAAGCGTGGATTCCGAAGATCAAGAAAGGCGGGTTCATCGGCGGGCACGATTACGCAAACCCCAATTACGTGAAACTTGGCGTCGATAAAGCGGTGACCGAATGGTTCAAGCATGAACCGCAGCGCGGCTCCGATATGACGTGGTTTGTGAGGATCGCGTGAAACTCCCCGCCGCGCACGAACGCGAGGGGTTCTACAACGAGTTGATCGTCAAGTGCTCGGTGTCGCGCGCCGACCGCCGCAGCCAGTACATGCGCCGCCGCGCCTACTACCAGTTCGGCGTCCCCGAAGGCCAGAACCCCGCCGAGTTCAACAAGATCGAGGCCAGCATCGACACCCTGGCGGCGTTCCTGTTCTCGGCCGACACCGTGCGGTTCTCGATCAAGCTCGGCGCCGGCGTGGACAAGAAGGCCCAACTCCCGAAAATCCCGCCGATGGTCGAGCGGCTCAACGACAACTGGCACGACTCGAACTGCGACGACATCGTGGGCCAGGCCGTCACCTGGTCGCTGGTTTTCGACACGATGCTCGTCAAGCTGATCCAGCGCGGCAAGGAAACCACACCGTCCCTCGTCGAGCCGGCCAACTTCGGCGTGCTGCGCGAGGACGTGACGATGCTCGCGCGCCAGGAAGCGTTCTGCCACTGGTACATGACCACCAAGAGCCAGTTGCGGCGCGACCTCGAACGCCACCCGAACCGCGAAGTCCTGCTGACCCGCATCAATGCCGCTCCCCGCGGCGACGCCGACCAAAACGACCTCCCGGCCGGCGTCCAGCGCATCATCACCTCGGCGGTCAGCCCGAACATCATGGGCAACGTGCAGGAGCCCCTCAGCGGCACGACCGACTGGTACAAGCCGCGCAGCGCCGAGGAACTCGTCGAGATGTGCGAACTCTACGTCTGGAACGACGACGACCGCGAGGGCCAGGGCGGCTGGCAGTTGGTGACCCAGGCCAACGAGGCCGGCGGCGTGGTCATCTACGACCGGCCGATGTCGCAGAACATGTTCATCCCGGGCGAGCACCCGTTCATCCAGTTCCGGCCCAATCCCCTGCCCGACTACTTCTGGGGCAAGTCAGAGGTCGAGAAGATCTGCGGCCTTCAGGACCGCCGCGAGTGGTACATGGCGCAGATCGCCAAGCTGCTCGACCGCGCCATCGACCCGCCGAAGTCCGTCAGCGGCCAATGGGGCGCCGTGGACGAGAAGAACTTCGCCATGCAGCGCATCAACGCGCTGATCAGCAGCACCGACCCGCAGGCCAAGATCAACGAGCACAAGCCGCAGATCCCGCCCGAGACATGGACCTACGTCCACGAGGTCGATGCGATGTTCGATGAGGTCATGGGCCTCTCCAACGTCCTCAAGGGCAAGGGCGAGTCGGGCGTCCGCAGCAAGGGGCAGACCGAGGCGCTCGGCA